AGCAGCATCCATATAGGTTGGTTTGTTTTGATTACGAGCCACATCACGAACGGTTAACATAGTACCGTTCACCGCTTCATTTCCTGCTAAATCTAATACACTCCAAAACGGAATGGGGATTAAACTAACTTTGTTGGCCATTTTTTTCTTCCTTGAAATATAAATTTAACTTCCATTTAATAAATTTCCTGTTAAAAAAGCACGTAATGCTTGTGACACTCCATTTTGTGCAGGAAAACTGGAAATACCGTTTGCTTTTAATGCATTTAAATAAAAATTCTTTAAAGGAGCACTTCTTAACGTGCGTTGAATTGCTTGACCAGCAAGTGGAATTCCGCCTATTATTCCGGCAGCCGTTAAAGGATCACCATGGAAAAGATGAGAAAATCCAGATGCTAATGCAGCACCTGCTCCTAATGCTTTTGCACCCGTATATCCTGTTTTTGGCACATAATCTACTTTAAACACTTCGGGGGAAATGGATTTAATTTTTTTCAAATTATCAAGTACAGGTTTTTGATCTTGAAATAATAAGTCACTTACACGCGGCGATAATTTTTCGTAACGACTAATAACAGAAAGAGGATCTAACATTTCTTCTTTTTGAGGATTAAATAAATAATTCGCGCCGATTATTTTCTTGTCACTATCAGGTAAAACGCTAGTGAGACGAAGCAGGTTATTATAAGACTCTTTAGACCCAGGGGTTCCAAGATAACTATTAACAAAATTATCAGTATTAGGGGCACCATTATTATAATCCACAATTTTCTTAAAAGGAGAAAGAGCAGGATTTTTTCCTGTTCCCATTCGTTCAAATTGTAACACCTCTTTATGCGCATTGTTAGCTTGATCCATCAATGGCTTTAAAGTGGGACTTATATTTTTAGCATTTTTTTCAACCATTTGATCGGTTGCATTTCTTAATTGATTAATAAATAATCTATTTTGAGCATCTTGTGGCCCTAAATTATTTCGATATTCATTATTAATCATTTCTCTTAAATCATTGGCATCACTAAAATTATTTAAAGGAATTGTGGCATTTTTTCCATTAATATCATTCATTAAATTTAAAATAGAGCTGTATTGTTTGGCACCCGTTGTAGTATTTATTTTATTACCAATTTGATTTTTAATATTAGTAATAGCATCTTGAATAGGAGTGCTATCAAAAGATGAAATATTGTTATCTGCTGATTTTAAAGCATTATCTAAATTATTATACGCAGTTGTACGAACATCTTTTGCCCCTTGGTAAGCATCATTTACTTTTCCAAAAATGTAGTCATTTAAGTTTTGAGGAATAGAAGATTTTCCTAGATTATTTCCTATATTATTTAGGGTTGATCGTACTGACGTGTTTAATTGATCATAAGGAGCCCCACTTCCAGATCCAAACATAGCACCCGTCATTCCATAATCTCTTTTTAAAGAAGAAGAATTTGCTAAATCTCCAAGCGGGAGATTAATTCCCGCAGGAATTGCCTTTATATTGGCTTCTAATTCTTCAGGCGTAATCTCGCCAAAATTTCCTTTTCCCCGAATGTAATTTCTCGCAGCAACTTGAGCATTTCCTGCTTTTACTAATCCTTCTGTTAATGGTCCTAATACTGCATTTAAATCAGCGCCTGCAAAAGCGCCTTCCACAGGATGAGTAGGATTATTAGAGGAACCAAATAATGCGCCTCCTAATAAATCAGAAGTAGTGGGATTAGACAGATAAGGAAGTACTTTATTTGCTATTTGAGGCACCATTGATGTTGCATCAGAGGCTATGCCTGTTACTCCTTTTCCTGCTAATAAAGATGGAAGAAAACTTGCAGCGCCCGTTATTCCTCGATCAATTGCATTAGGGGCAGGCATGCCTAATTGTTGTTGAATAGAAGGTAATGATTGAGGTAAATTAATAGTGGGACGCGCTTGTTGTAAATCAGGTGATAAAGGCATCATTTTTTGCCCTTGTGTTTTTAGCATATTAGCTAATGCTAAGGTTCCTTGTGAAATTCCTGTCCCAATATCCGCGCCTATTTCTTTGGCGGGTTGAGCCACATATTTTTCAAGTGGATTTCCAATATAATTATTCGCCGCATTTAATGTACTGCTATTAGGGAACTGATTATGCAAAAAGGCTAATAATCCGGAGGATTGAGGATTTTGAGAACTTCCTTGAGCGGCAATATTAGCTAATACATCATCAGGTACTTGAGAAATATCTTGTGAAGATGTTTGTCGTTGCGAGGCAATTCTTTGTAAAACATCATCGGGCACTTGACTAATATCCATTATTTAGCCCCCTTTTTCATGGCCGCTCTTCTGGCAATTTCTTTTTGTGCCGTTTGTGGATCTACCCATGAATAATCAGGCGTATTCGTCATCGTATTAGCAGCGCTTCTGGTAGAGACTTCATTAGGAGTATTTTGAAGTGTCGGTCCAATCGTCTTTTGATAAAGATCTTTAATATAATTAAACTGATTCATCGCCAAATCAGGATTGCTATGCCAATAATTTTTATCGGCTAATTCTTTCATCGTTTTCATTTCGGCATCGGTGGCCTGTCCTCCTAATACACGTCTAAATTCATTAGCTAATTGAGGCGCTAAGGTATCGGTAAAGTTCCTGTAATTAGTGTAATCCGGGGTATTAATTCCCATCGTGGCTTTGCTGGCATCATTGGCTAATTTAATTCTTCCCAAAGGCCCACTATAAAGTGAAGCAGACTGCATTAAAGGGGTAGCTTTATCTAACATTGCATCTAAAGTTCCACTATAATAACGTTGTTGTTGAATCGCTTTAGGAACTGTTTTAGCCACCACTTGACTGCCGGCCGTATCCCCTATTTTGTTATAATCAGAAGGCGTCAATAATCCACTCATGTCGACATTATTATTGGAAAATCCTGGCATTCCTAAATTAAAGCCACTTTGATTTTGCATAGAATTAGCGGCAGGAGTGGGCGTACCAGCCGTATTAAGTGTATTAGGCATTCCAGGAGGTACAAATCCCCCAGCACCTACCAGAGAATTTGACATGATATTTCCTACCAATTTTGCTAACCCTGGATTATTTTGGACCGTGGATTGAAAAGTAGGATCAGCAATATATTTAGATAACAATTGCTGAGGCGAATTCATCAAAGAAGCACGCGCTAATGTACCTAATCCGGCATAATATTTACCTGCTGCGGTAATCGGGAAAAATTGAGTTTCGGCTTGGGTAAGTCCCGTTTGCGCTTGAGTTAAAGGCGCTTGTGCTTGCGTTAAGGCCACCTGTGCTGCGGCTTGGGGGCCCACAAAAGGTAAACCTGCTTGAAGCGTCTGATTCTGCAATCCGGTTTGTTGTGCATTACGCCATGCCTGCATTGCCTGAATAATGCTATAATTAGGTGTTAGCTGTGAAATGGGAGTTATTGGATTAATAGCCATTATAGCATACTCCCAAACATTCCTAACATACTCATCAATTTACTCATATCAAATCCACCGCCTGCATCCGATCCCGTAAAAGGTTGTTGCATGCCATTGGGATCTTGATGCTGCATGTATTTAAATAAAGGAGACATGCTGCTAAAAAGATTATCTATCCCCATTCCATGGGCCACATCTTGACCTGCTTGAGCAGTTCCTAAATTGTTATACATATTGGCCATATCACTACCCGCCTGCATGCCCCATCCCCCCATGGTATTGGCTGCTTGTTGCCCCATACCGGCAATATTTCCCGCACCTTGCAAGAAATTGTTATAAGCGCCTAATCGGTTTTGAAGATACTGATTCATATCACCGCTTGAAACTTGCTGAGCATAATTATCAAGTCCCTTGGCAGCGGCGGTTGATCCTAGCTGTCCCGAAGCAGCCGCCTGATTATTCATCGCTTGTAGGCCTTGCTGCTGTTGAAGATTGGCAAGCGGGGATGATTGATATTGCTGCATCATATTGTTGATGAAATTGGGATCTTGCATGGCATTGACACCTTTTTGATAAGTGCCTAATTCATTTTGACCGGTTTGAAGCCATGGCATCATCCCATTCATAGCATTATTAAAATTACCCTGATAATAACCCATACCATTTCTGATCTGGTTCATCATATCGCCATAGCCTTGGCCGGCGCCCCCGCTAAAAATATTATCAAATGCATTGTTCCACCAGCTCATAATTCACCTCATGTGATTGTAAATGTTTTCCATGTACCACCTTGATAAATTTGAGGATTATTCAATGTAGTATTATGGATCATATCTCCATCTGTCACATGGGGAATTTTATCTCTTTGTTCTGTAGTAACCCTGGGAATATTGACTCTATTTTGGCTAATTGTAGCTTCTAGAACCGGTTTTAATGTGTTAAACCATTGCACCCATGTTGATGTCCATTTTCCGTCTTTATCTAAAGGTTTTGATGCAGTTGGTGGCGGATCTAATTGCTTAGTGCTTTGCATATTATCTCTCCAACTCATCATAGGTAATAAAGGCTCCAATCACCGTGGTTGGGATGGAGGCATAAAACTCTAATCTAGGTACCCATTCTTGCTGGCTCCCTAATTTGAAAAATTTGACTTGTGCGGTGCGATTTCCGACCTTACCAGACGAAGCTTTGAGTGTATTTCCATAGGTCACTCCTCCATCTCTGGAAATACTTAAAAAAACTTGTGGGTCTTGATCTTCGCCATTTTGCGTGCCAACACCCGTGACCATATCGATTCTAAAACGAGATACTCTGAATAATTTTTGATTTTCACGCGTAAAAGGACGCCCTACTCTCATGCGCCGAAAGACGGCTCCGTCATAATCATAAAAATTTGACGACATTTCATAGAGTTTATTGGTTTTATAATCTAAAACGTAGTTTTTACCATTAAAGTTAAAATAGTTTTGCCCGACAAAACGACTTTCATCTTGCATTTCACGCTCAACCCAACGTACTGGTTTTTGAGGAAAATAGGTTAAATCCCCTACCCACGTATGATTGGCCTTCGTAAAAGAGATTTCATAGAATAGATGCCCTGATTCCTTGTAAATTTCTCCCACAGCATCATCAATGCCAAATTGTTGTTCATACTCTTTTAAAATTCGATCAAGCGGAGGATCACTGATTAAAATAGGCTCTCCCCCATCGGACATTCTCACGCCCTCATAGCCATTTTTATTTGATGAAATAAAGCAAAGACGTCCAAAATCCTCCGTCACACTGGCCGTTGCGGGAGTCCCATATTCAAAACACATGTTATTGACGCGAGAGAATACTTGCAGTCCCACAGGATCATCAATCCACTGCTCACAAATAATGCCGCCAAAAATAAACATGCGACCATTCACGACTTTAATCGCCATGCATTGATCAGGCTTGAAAGTAATTTCAAAAGTTTGTGCTACATGAGTGGTATCTTCCCAAACCGTTCCATCATTTAACGCGGAATAAGAAATGGAATTGCTTTCACCTTGCGTCACGGAAAAATAACCATTGTAATTAGTAATATCGATGGGCTGCTCGGGGAAATATTTACTCGTATCAATTCTGGGAACGGGGAAAAGGCCTGTTTGGGTCGTAAAATTCCATAAATAACCATCCACCCCGTCGACAAACATGATTTGATTTTGATTATTGGAAAAACGCACCGGTCCACTATCGGTACTTAAGTTATTTCCTAAAACGGTAGGATTTAAATTACTATCTAATCGATAAAATTTATTGCCATAAACCACGTAGGAAAAGTCTCCCAAGTCAAGGGAGCCTCTGCCTCCTGCTAAAATATCAGAACCTAAGGTACACACTGTTTTAATCCCTGGCATCGCTTGCAGAGCAATAGGTTGTTTTGCTTCATCATCATCAATTTGATAAAAGTTAACCGTTCTTTCACAGTTCACTTCTGAAACTAATTGCTCGCGGGTCGCTCCTACAATAGGATAGGGCACTGTCTGGCATTTTCTTAATATATTGGGATAAGTATAGAAATTACTCATACATCATATCCCCCTGCTCGAATATCTTGAGTCCAGGGACCTTTTCTAAAAAATGGATTGGGATAACTTGAAGTATCACGTTGAACTTCACTCTTAAGTGATTCATACATTTCTTTATATTCTTCCATTATATAATCGGGCATATCTTCAAGGTGATAAACTGCATTAAGTTCAATGGCGAGTGCAAATTCTAAAAATCGCTGAAATGTTTTAGGCATAACTTTAATAGAATCGGTAAGCGCAAGCGTAGGGTTGCCACTTTTTCCAATGGCTTTGCAGGGATAATTATTGGTGGGAGGATAATAAAACTTTAAAATACATTCTTCATTTTGATAAACAATAGTCACTTTAGCGGGCAATGAGGAGCTTTGCTGAACACGGGGTAAATTGTAATAATTAGAAACCGGTACAATTTCAATCGGGAGCCACACATTACCATAATAGATGTTGACAAAATTAAGCTCAATAAAAGGAGGCGCCGTCACATCAGCACCGATTAATTCACTGATGACATAATCCGATTGAAGAGGCACTAAGTTAAAATTAACTTCACTGTAAAAGGGAATATTAATGCCCCGAGAATAGAGATTTTGAATTTTTAAATTAAGCCGATCTAACCCCTCTTCTTCTTGAGGACCGCTTAAAATTTCATCATTTCCTAAGATAACCGCGTCTCTATAGGATAATAAAATTAAATCTCGAATATTGTTAAGAGCCACTTCTTATTTCTCCTAAAAAAAGCCCCCACAAGGAGAATTGGGGGCTAACATAAGGAACGTTTAAGAAATAATTACGTTTCCATAATCGGCATAACACGCGACAATCGGTGCAATATCGACACGGAATCTATTCACAGACGTTTGAATGGCACCTTGTACAACGGTTCTCACCGCCATTTGAGAGACATCATCCACCGATGCACTATTCGCTGCGCCTTCTAATTGAGGTAATCTCAATCCAATTAAGCTGTAAGATCCCATCGGATTTACACAATAAGTGTTCGTCGCATTACCTGTAGTACCATCACATAAAAAGTGGACTACATCCCCCGCTGCGGGCAATCTGCTCATTACTTGCCTTGGCTGACCAGGCGTACCTCTAATTAAGGCACCATTACTACCAGAGGCTACCGTGACAGTAATATCTGAGCCGCTCTTAGTGGCATCGGCTTGTACGACAAAATCAATAGGAGATTGAGTGGTCACTTTTCCGTTTGGAGTCACATATTTGATATAATCACTACCGGTACTTATTCTAAAACGAGCACCTGCTTTCAACGTACTACCGGAAGTAATACCTGTGAGGACAATCGTTGCATCTCCTTCGGTTGAAGAAGTTTTCACTGTCACACTATTGCCTACGGCCGCATCACCATAATTAGTTTGAGAAATATAATTAGATTTTGCTAAACCATAATCACCTAGACGAGCTAAGTTTAAATCCCTTAAAATAGGATTGTTGAACTGCTGGTTAAATACGTTAGAAACACCCGTAGAAACGGTTGCATAACTGTATTGATTAATAAAAGAAACCAATTCATCGGCTTGAATTTCCATCAAATCAGTCAGGACACGTGCATTAGCAAAAGAGGCTAATCCATTAATTGGCGTACCTACAGTACCCGTTGACATGTAATAGGAAAGAAGCATTTGATTTACTACTCGAGCTTCAAGTTTTGCTCGTAAAGCTTGCATAGCAGGAATTAATACCCGTATTTTCCAACCCGTAGAGAGTTTTAAGGTAGGAGATCCCACTTCTAATAACTCTTCTAGTGAATTAAAAGGAATCATTACGTTAATCAACTGACCTACGGTTACAGGGACAGATTCTTCTTGCAAATATTGATCGGTGGCCGTTAATCCTTCTCCTGCGAGTAAAATATTTTGTTTCGGCACTGAAACAGTTAAGCCAGGGGCATACATTGTTTCTTTAAATTGCTTATCGGGAAGTTTTCCACCCATGGAAATCATCGGTGTCATGTCTGAAAATTCTAATAAAGCCTCATCAGCGACAAGTTGAGAGACTGCTAATACGTTTGCCATATTCTTTACCATCCATAGTAAAATCGTTAATAATTAACGAGCGCTCATTGCTTTTTTACGTTCTGCACGTCTTCTTTGTAAGCGTTCATGGGCACTCATCTCGTTTAAAGGTTTTTGATAGGACGAACCGGTCGTTTTAGGAGCCTCCATGGGAGGAGTAGCAGAAGAGACGATTTTAGGCGGCGTGACTTGGGATCGCCCACGGTATTCACCGCGATATTCAGCGACTTTCAAATACTGCTCTTGGGGCGATAACCTTGAAATTCGGTTAAATTCAGCAGGGTTTTCTTTATGAATTCGATAAAGAATAGTGGGATCTTTCAAATATACCGCGGCTTCTAGCATTCCTTGCGGGCATCTTTTTTCCATGTCTACACTAAATTCAGCAAAATCAGCGTCTTTCGACTCCTCTTCCATGCGAATTTGCATAAACTCGTTCAACTTGGCATATCTTTCTTCTAAAATACGCTGTTGCTGATAAGATTGCTGAGCAATCGTAGCGACCGTTTTATAGACTTCAGGGTCTACGGGTACTTGCGCTTGGGACTCTTGCGAAGTAGGTTGATAAGGCTGCGCATATCCTTGAGGGGATTGAGGCGCATTATATTGACGATCAGCTTTTTCACGGATCCTTCGATCCCGAATTAACCTCTCTTCAATCTTCTTAGTGACCTCTTCTTCGGTATAGAGCTTACTTTGCGCTACACTTTCTTTTTCATCACTTCCACTGCTTTGCACTTCTTCACTTTGAGTTTTTACTTCAGGTGCAGAAGGTGCGACCGAACTTTCTTGGCTTGCGCCAACTTCTAAATCTTCCATCTGTTCACATCCTTGTTACTGGTGCGTACATCGCCGATCTAACGTTGATCGTATCCGCCCCGTGTTTTTACACGTTTTAACAACTTCATGTTGTAGACGAATTATAACATAAATAATCTTGTAATATCCTTATAAGTCCGGTATATTGGAGGGGGTTTTTATAAATTACCTTAACTTTAAAAAGGATTTTAAAGATGAAGAAATTGCATGAGCTAAAAACTGATATTTGTCGTAATATTCGTAGAATACGCGCTGAAAAAAAAATAAGTACGGTCAAACTTGCTCAATTAAGCCGCATTTCTGAAAGTACTATCTATGAATGTCAGCGCCCTAATCCACGTTATCTTTTAAACTTGCTTGCTTTTATTAGAATAGCATATGCTTTAGGGGTAAGTTTAGAGGAACTTTTAAAGGAAAATAAATGAAAGAAATAATTTTAAAGTGTAAATATGAATGTGCAATTAGGCATCCAGAAGACAAAAAACCTTCTTGTTATGTGGGTAATCCACACATTCACGTTAAATTAGAAAACAAAAATTATGTTATTCAAGGTGCTTATGGACCCCGCTCTGAAGCGGGTAGGTTAGTAAATCCTGATTTAACACCCAGAATTGTAATTTTTGAAGATCCAGATCAAGAATAATTTATTTCTTCTTTGACCGCTTGAGTACTTTATTTGCTTTAGCATCAATCTTCTCTTTTTCAGATTCAGAGAGATTTCCCTTCGCTACTTGCTGAGTCGCACGAGCTTTTGCATTAGCGGCATGACTTTTATCCGGCATCGGATATTTTCTCTCCGAAGGTAAACCAAACGTAGATGATTTCAACTTTTTACGCTTCTTTGTCGTTAATGTGCTCATTTTTTAGCTCCTTTTTTAGACTCTTTGGGTTGATAAAGTGGTGCATGATTGGCTTCAGCTTGTTTTAAAATCTCCGCACGCGCTTTTACGCGGGTATTCAAAATATCGGCCATGGTTTCAACATGCTGTTGCTGGATTTTTCCGGCTTCTAATTGATTTTTTTGCTGCCCTTCTAGCGCTTCTAATTGCATTTGTTGTTGTTTGAGTTGAAGTTCAGCTTTTTTAATTTCAGTTTCAACTTGCTTTAACTGTAATTCTTGCTGCTTTATTTGCGTTTCTTGCTGCGATTGCTGAATCTTCATTTGCATTTCTTGCATCGCTAATTGTGCTTGTTGTTGCTGAGGACTGGGCGGTTGAGTAGGCATAGGCGGTAATTTTTTTCCCGTCATTGCTAATACTCGTGGATCTAGAATTATTTCCGCTCGTTTTGCTAATTCTTGCGCATCATTGACATCCATGTTCCTCACCACAACATCGCCATAAATACTCATCAGTTGAGGATCTACTTGCACCAAATCCATGAGTTTTTTAGCCATTTCTTGTTGCTGTAAAATAAAGGAAGGTCCTGATTCAATCGTAATTTCATATCTTCCTTCAGTAATCATGCTCGCAGGATCTTGCGGATTATTAACGGTGACCTGTTTTGACTTTCCATCCCTTCCGATCACATTCATCATGCGCTGGGTATCATAAATTTTGGGTATTAAATCTAAAATCACTTTACCAGTATATTCAATGGCACGGTCTAATTGATCAAAATTAAGAAAAGTCGTTTCATTACTTTGCCGACTTCGGGCATCAATTGCTACACCGGAATCTTCATTTCCTTGCTCGCCCTGAATAGTATCACTGCGACCAATGAGCTGATTAACCATCTCTCCAAACGTCTGAATAGAAACAAATAATCCTTGGGGCACATCACTCGGCAGAAGAGGAACGGGTCCTTGTGGAAGCTCTGCCGTGGCGTTATAAAGGAAGGTTCCTTCATAAGACCAAGGATTCTGCCACATATCCATCGCATCTTTAGGAATAGAGGCAGGCGTTGCTTTAAACCGCTCTCCTCTAAAACGGGTGAGTACATCAGCCAGATTAGTCGTGGCAATATTTAATGCTTTTTGCGCATCCTCGGCCATTTTAGTAAAAGGGATTACATATTCCATCCCCTTTTTGTCAATATAGCTGTCCCCAATAATGCAGGGAGAGGGCAAATATTTACTCGGCCATTCTTGTCGCTTAATAATTTTCGTCCCACACACAATATATTCCATGATTTTATATGTTTTTGTTTCTCTTTCTTTTATTTTGACAAAAGGAGGAGTCTGCTGCGCATTGGGCGCCATATTTTTCATTGAAATCTTATTATTAAGAGTTTTTAGGGTATCGTTTACTTTATCTAAATCACAACTTATTTTTTCAATGTTATTGGATAAACACGCAATCGTTTTTGTGTAATATTCTTTTCTGAAATGATGGCAAATAGTGAGCATATCTTCTTGCTCGTTATTTCCTGCCGGGGTTGCCCACACAAAGGTGGCTTGATCGGCGACATTATTTTGACTTAACATCGCCTCAATTTCATCTTCAGAAATATTATATTGTTGCATAAAAGGTGTTTTATGCATCTGAATTGACCACCCGCAAAAATCCCCATCTTGTTTTAAGGGCTCAACTCCATTGAGATCATAATAATGTTTCGTGGGATCATTCGACAACTCTATCTTCGCAACCTGATCAAAAGACATATGATCAGCCCAATCTCGCCTAATTTTCCACGCTCCGATGCCGAAGAGAGAGCACTTAAATCCTGTTTGATAAACCACATCCGTATTAGAGTTATACGCAATCGTGCGTACAATGTTTTCAATAAGCTCAATTCTTTTCTCAATGACTTCATCTTCTAAATCAGATCCAGGACTTCCTTCAATCATTCTCACTTGTATGTTACGCGTAGCCATACGCTGTGCACCGACTATTTGCTTAATCATCAAATAAAGCCGATTGACACTCAAACGGGGGCGTTTATGCTTTTCATAATAATCTTTTTCTTCTTGCGCCCATTGCTGATCTTCATCCATGACAAAAGCTTGCGCACGATGATATTCGCTGATATTGGGACCAAAAGTGGAATAATAAGACTGAATCTCTTTTTTAATTGTCTCTAAGAGTTTTTGATCATCTTCTTCATTCACCTTCCCTGATGAATTTTTAGCCATTATGGAATCCTTCCGTGGTTCATAAATGATTTGCAGAGATCTGCAGTCTCTTTTATATCATTTTGACCGCTTTTATGCAATCTCACTGCGATATATTGTAGACAATCTTGGGGTTCTGAAATCGGATGAAGCTTCTCAGGGACTTTTTGATACATATCTTCCCCCTTCCCCAGCATTTTCACCGATTTTAAGCAATAGTGGCCATTAAATCCTTTACGAAGTACAGGGCAACCAGAACGAGAAATTAAGAGCGCAGGTTTTCCTTGGACCATCCTATTGAGATAATGCCGAACCGACTCTAAACGCATATCTATGTCATTGGTGAGTGCTGCTGTGGTAGGTTTAAAAGTTCTGCTAATCACTTCAATGAGAGT